GATGTAGTAGGTACAATCAATAATACCTTATCTGCAATATGGTCATAGCTCATATCTAAGTAGTATCTCATCATAAGATATATGATATAAGATTTACCTGAAGCTGTAGGACTTACTAATAATCCTCGTTTATTCTCAAGTGCATATTGTACTGCATCTAACTGGTAATCTCTTGGCTTGAATGGTAATATATATTCATCGATAAAAGACATATCGACTTCTTGATGTGCACCAGGAAGGTTAGCCTCTGACTTAATACCATGAGGTAAAATTTTTACTGCTATATTTCTATCTGCAGCAAATGATTTAATATATTTGTATAGACCAGAGTATATAGATTGGTCTCTTAGATTAAGTAGTCTTACCTTACCATCCCACATTTTATTTCTAAACTGTGGCATGAATTTATAACCAGGAACAAAGAATGTAAAATACTCTGCTAGTTCTTGTATGATTCCTTTATCGTCACAATCAACATAAAGGAATGCTGCATCTTTAGTTTGTAGTGTTATTTCTTCCATGTGCTAAGTGTATGGCAAATTCCATTGCAGTCATTCCATCTTTATATACAATAGGGTCTTTAGCTTTCGCTAATGCTTCTGTTGTTTCTTTAATTAATTTCTCAAACTTTTCTTTCTCAGCACATGGCTTTCTTAAATCATTATTAATATTAGTATAGTTTATCAATAATAGTTCGAGTGTCTTCTTATCAAACTCCTGCTTCAAAGCTTCTCCATTTAATTATATTACTTATATTCTGATGTCTCCATCGTATAGTACCCATTATTTCTTCTAAGGTTTCAATAAGAACCTTATCATATTCGAGTGCTGCTTGAGCGTTTTGGATATCAGTATCTGCATCATAATAATAATTCATATCACCTTTAAGTGGTTTATTCAGACCACCAAAAGGATCGTATTCCCATTTAAATGCATCTATCTGATCTTTAGATAGTTTACCGTTATAATATAGCCACTTATCTTTTAGCAATGTTTTATAGTCAAGATCTTTTTTCTTTCTACGCATCTTAGAGATAGTAATTAACTCAAGATACTTACTATGCACACGTGCCATCTTAATCGTGGTATCATCTAATTTTAAATCATCTATAGTGGAATCTTCTTTCCACATTTCTAGTACTTGTTCAATATTCATATTCAATCATTATTTATAGTTTCTTTTTATACTTCTGAGGCAACCCAATAAATGGTCTACCATCATATATATTCTTTTGCCCTTCNGAGCTATTTGCGTCATTATAGTGAAGAAACACTTGACCACAATTATCACCCTCAAAAGTTTCTCGCCAATGTTCTAATTCACACCCACGATATATCAACATATCACCAGGTCCTAAATCAACTTTTACACCTTCTTTTCCTTTCTCGCCTGAAGGTTCTAGATATATCGGCCAACTATCACCACCTAAATTTATTGTAGTTGATATCTCACACGATGGCCTATCTTTATGTCTTTTTAATATATCACCTTTCTTATATATTCTAGCATATGAATATGTAGGCAAAACTTTTAATCCTGTATTTTTTTCCATAACAGGTTTAATTCTTTCTAATAATGTTTCCATTACTATATCAGCGTAATGCGAATATGTATTTGGTATTTGTTTATCACTCCATACACCAAAGTGTGGTGTATCTGGTGAGATATATCCATCATCAAATAACTTTCGAGCCACCCTTCTTTTGTTTAAAAAGTAATCGTATACAAAGCCTGCTAACTCTTTACTTATAGCATTCTTTACGATCTTATAATTATTTTCCATTTCGGCCATAGACCTATTATAACATAGTTTTACCTAAAGTACATAGGTGTTATACGAATTCGTAGTAAGAGTATTGGAATGATACGACAGCAGTAAGATATTCTGCATCGACAGTGGTGATTTCAAATGGTAGAGATGAAAGACTTGTTGGTTGAGCATCAATAAAACGTATATGTTTTGCTACATTATTTGATGAGCTCATGATTGTAAGTGTTAAGTCACGTACATGATTAGTAATTGGCTGATCAGTTTCTACATTCGATTTAATCCAATCGTATATCTCTTTATAGTTTATAAGATTTTCGTCAATTAGAAATGATACTTCAAGAGGACTATATGTAATTTTATCTGCAGCCATTGCGGTGTTAACAGATTTAAATGATAATATTGCTCCTTCAGAAGAAACGTCAGGTATTGAAGCAGATTGTATAGTAAATTCAGCACCAGAATATGTCTGACTATCTAAAGACATTACAAATGATGACGGATTTAAGAAGTTAGTAGTTGGCATAATAGATTATTTATAAAAAACCCCGCGATAAAGCGGGGTTCTTTATTTGTATATTTAGAAAATTATAGGTTAGTAACCTTACGTTTTCTGTAGTATACGTTGTTACCAGCACCAGCTGTGACAAATGGATTGTCAGCAATACCGTAACGAGTTTTAAAGCCAATTTTCGGTTGGAAGTCATCCTCACCAATTGTCTTCATCATGCTTAATGGCACGTACGGGCAATAGAACATTCCAGCGTCATACGGGTTAGTACCCTTATAACCAACGTTGAAATAATCTACAGTCGCATATGGATCGATATATACTTTCATAGAACCATATATAGTACCAGCCATTAGAGATCCAGTTACATCTGAATCTAAAGCGTTAGGACCTTGTAGACCTAAACCAGTATCCATAACGCCAGCAGCATTTAATGCAGCAGCAACGTTGTTAGATACGATTACCCAGTTACCTTTTCCACGACGAGTAGAAACAGCAATTTGGTTAGCTTCATGCGTGATTGCCTGAGCTAGAGCTTTATAACGCTCAACAGACCATCTAGCACCACCGTTATCAGGTGCGTTAGTCGCATTCCATGTACCAGCAGATGCACCGCGAGTAGATGTTACTGAGTTAAGGTTTACTAAACGCACGATCTCACGATTCATTTCAGCTAGAATTTCAGTTGAAAGGATATTCGCAAGTTCTGTCTCAGCAGAAAGACCATGAATAGCTTTAAGGTCTTGTGCTAATTCAGTAGTGTACTCAGCTTTAAGAGCACGAGACTTTGCAGTCACAGTAGTCTTTTCAATTGAGAACGCCATTTCAGGAATAGCAGGGGAACTTGGAGTTCCTTGAGCTTCAGCAGTTGCTGTAGCATTACCACCACCTGGTGTATAGTCATCAACTGTATCAGAATCGTCTAAAGCTGCAGGAGCAGGAGATACAGTAGATGTATCACCAGCAAATGGATCAGAACCTTTTAATTCTGAACCGTTTGAAGCACCTGAAAATTCAGTATCTGCTTCGTTAAATAACGCTTCAGTACCACCTTGAGTTGAGTAACGTGATTTCATTGCAAAGATTAGGCCAGTTGGTCCAGTCATTGGCTGTACGCCAACTAGATCAAATGCTAACATTGCAGGAGTTGCACGTCTTACTAAGCTAATTAGGACAGGGTCCCAATTTGCCATGTTGCCAGAACCAGCAGTAGTGGCGTTGGCTGCAGCGGCTTCAGAAAGATGACTTTGTCCTCTCTCTTCTGCAAATGCTTTTTCTTGGTTTTCAAGAACAACAGCAGTAACTCTACGACGATGCGAATCGCCTATAGAACCAGCTTCTTGAGAATCAAGTACAGGAGCCCATTTTTCCTGTAACATTGTTTGATTAATTTGTTCCATTTAAAATTCTCCTATTAGATGGATGAGTTGCGCTTCATTGCGCTTAGATATCTCTTCATGTTGTCAGAAACATCTTGTTCTTGTGTATCCTCAGTAATGGCATCAACTTCCGATGTCTCTACCGCGGTATCTTTATTAAGGTAAGATTCCTTAATTGTCGCTACTTTAGTTGCAAAAGATTCGTTATCGTCAGCTTCAACACCTTCGACTAACTCTTTTAATTTTGCTACTTCAGTTGCCGCTAAGCCTTCACATGCTTCAGCTACGATATCTTTACGTTCGAAAGCTTTAACTTTCTCAGCAAGATCCATTGCATTAGCAGTTGCGTCATTTAATTGAGCTTTAGCATCTTTCGCTTCTTCAGATAAGGCATCTAAGATGTCACCTTTATCTTGAGGAACGTTAATGTGGTGCTCACTAAATAACTGACCTAGTGAATCAATAAATGACTCAGTGATTTCAGACTTCAAAGAATGCTCAATCGCAACTTCGTTATCCTTCATCCAGTTTTCGACTACATATGTTAAGTAACCGTCAACCTTGTCAACT